TCTGGCAGCTTCACGGTGCGGGCCTCCAGCCCGGCGATGCGCTGGCGCAGTGCTGTGTTATCGTCGAACAGCTCACAGATGTGGCGATTCTGCTTGCGAACGCGATTTTCGCTTTCAGTCATTTGCTGCTGCGCCTTCTCCAGCTTTTCGCTGTTAGCCTCAGCTGTTTTTCTCCACGTTGCGCAAATACGTTTCTCTGATTCCAGTGCCTCTACCAGCTCAACGTTTCGTTTTCCTTTGGCCTCAACCTGTCGATACAGCTCATCCCAACTTTTTGAGTTGTCGCGCACCAGACTTGTCACGCGCTCTTCACGTGACTTGTAATACTCCAGCGCCTCCACCAGCGCGAGAACGTTGGCAGGGTTAGCGGCCTGGACGAACTCGCGGTTCTCCGCTGCATCTGGACCTACGAAGTGCGCGATGATGAATCCGCCGTTGGCCTGGTCATTTGCGCTACAACACGCTTCCCAGCCGTCGCCAGATTCTTTAACCCAGTCGCCGTTACTCGCTTTCTCTGCTGCCGCTTTCAGGCTCTGCGCCAGTGCGGTGATATCAGTCATTGGCCTTTCCCTCGCTGCGGAACATCATGATTGTCAGGTCGCCTTTAGTGGCCAGGCGAACGGTAGATCCAGGTTCCAGGCTGTTAAGCTCAAAGGCGTCATAAAACTCATTCACAGCTTTCTGGCGGCGAGATTCCTTACGACGCTTGTCCCACTGCCTCAGAGCATTTTTGGTAATCCACTGGCCTGTTTTAACCATGATGTATGCCCATCCAAGAATGGCTAAACCGGTATTGAGATAAGTGGCGATGTTCATTTGTCGGCCCCCTCGCGCAGCGAGTCTGCCAGCCACTGCAAATTCATGATCTGCACGCCGATATTGCTGAACTTCTTCTCCAGGTGAGCGATGGCCTTCTCAACTCCGCGCGCCTCGGCTTCGGCTACGATACGAGCGGTTGCGGGGGTTTCCGGCAGTGACATTTTGAAAGCCAGCGTGACGTCATCAAGGTCAATCCTGTCATACGTTGTGTGGCGTAATGCGATAGTGAGAAAATTCAGCACTGAATCGCCGGGGCCAAAAGCATTCTTCAGCGCCACATTCTCCGCAGCCAGCTGAGCATTTTGGTCCGCCAGCATATTCCCGGTTTTTATGGCGGCATCCAGTGAAGCGCTGCAAATGCGAAACTCTTTCGCCAGCTTCAGGAACTTCTGCTCTCTGATTGACAGATCGCCTGCGCTCTCCAGCGACTGAATGAGTTCGTTTACTGCCTGTAGTGTGATTGTCATTTGGCTGCTCCTTCGGCGAGCATGGCGATGATTTCTTCCGGGGTCTCTTTCACGTCAATGCGTTCTCCGGATGTCATTTTCAGGATTGTCAGACCAGCGAAATACATGCTGACGATATGCTCTGCGGCAACAAACACAGGCTCGTAGACTGTTTCTGGTTCCCAACCATATTCGCCCTGCCGCTCTACGGTTACCTTTTGGCTTAATTTGAGAAAAATCATTTTCTTACTCCCGCCAGGCACTGGTTAAACAGGTTAGTCATTGGGTTTACTCCGTCAGGACGCTGGCGATACTGAACAGACGGATCGCTTTCGGTTACGGCTGTCGTGTCGATCAGGGTGTAGCGATAGCTCCTGCACTCACCTTCACGCTTAACCTGGCCGTCTTTGTTCATCTGCCACAGGGAGGAATTGACCACTGAAGAGTCAAGGCCGGTACCGCGGCGGATATCCTGAAAACTGCAGCCAGGATGCTGGCCGATGAAGTTAATAACAGCTTGTTTGCCAGAGTTCTTTTTCATGACCGCCCTCTCCCCAGTCCAAATTTCGCCCGAATTTCTGCGATTTTGTTTAACCCCTGCTCCTGACTTAATGGCCGGCCACCAAGTTTTGGAATCTGCTTAACCGGCTCTGGAATCGCTTCTCCTGCGTTTAAACGACGCACCATACGCATCAGCTCATCCTGAGCCTTGCGGCGCAGCTCAGCGTCGCTGAGGCCGTTTGCGCGCATGTCTGAGTACAGTCCAGTAACCATCCAGTAGCAGGCCTTGTGCTTCAGCGTTACCGGCGTGACGTTGTGCTCTGGCCACGGATAGGACTCAGCATCCGGGTATTGCCCGCGGGTCCGGCAGTACTGGTAAACCATATCGACCAGCTCCACTGCATCCGGCAGTCCGGCAGATACGGCTGATTCCGATTTGCACCAGGCGACAAACTGACCCGGCGATGGCATGAATGGGCGTTCCTGTTTGCGGGCAACGCGCATTCCGGCGTTGATTTGCTCCATGGAGACAATCCCGTTTTCCTTGAACGCCAGGAGCCACTGCCGGCGCATCTCGTTCATCTCATCGGGTGTTTTGCTGGCCAGAGCCGGGAACACAGCGAGCAACTGGCGGAACAGTTCGTTGAAAATCTCCGCAGTCTTTGCCGCCTGGCGCTTTACTGCCTGCTCGTCCTGCATTTCAGGAAGCCCGGCAGCCACGCGCTGGAAATTTTCCCGGTCGAAGTTGTGCATGCTTTCAGCGATTGATTTCATTCGAGCACCCCGTAAATCCAGTCAGTGTTGTTCAGGTCGACTTTTGGCTTCCCGGCAACCTGAACCCCTGGCGCGCTGCGCTGCATGGTCAGCTTGTCCCACTGCTTGCGCAGCGCATCAGGGCTCAGGATGTTGCGATGCCAGAACGAGTCTTTGCTGGCCCAGTCGTACATGCCGCAGATATCCTGGTGGCTGCGGTTGTCGATCTGACGCATCAGTCGAACCGTGTTTGACCAGGCGGTAATGTCAGGGGCTTTGCAGGTTGGGTTGATCATCCTGACCCTGGAGAAAATCCACTCGGCAACCCGAAGGTCTTCAGCGGTTCCCCACTTGCTTCCGCTGGGCGTGTAAACCGCAGCATCAGGATGAGCAGACAAAAATTTCTTCAGGCGGGCGTCAGAGGATTCGCCAGAATTCTCGGACGAAGATCTTTTAATGTTTTTATTCTTGTTATTACCTTCTTGTTCATGATTCTCGGATAAACGCTCGCATTTATGCTCGTCATAATGCGCGGCACCACCTCGCAAAGGCGCGCCGTTGCTGGTTTCGTCATGCGCGGAGTTAAGCTCGGTGATATGCGCGGCATAATGCGCGCCTAAATCGTCTACTTTTTGAGCATATTCGGCGTAATTTATGATGGTGATCACGCTACCTTTACGCTTCTCACCCGCCCTGGAAATCATCCCCTCGCGCTCAAAAAAATCCAGCATCCTGTCGACCGCGTGACGACTTGATGGCTTACCATCCCTGTCGCATAAGTTCAGCCCGAGATCGGCTGAGGTTGTTACCAGTTGACCGGTTTGTAAGTGCCATTCACGCCCCTTGAAAATGGACGTGTAAGGCTGTCTGGCTGCGCTCATGAGAAGGTTGTCCCACAAGGTGCGGAGGAATACATCTTTCGCCCATGATTGCTTCAGAACGCTCCGGTACAACGGGATGTAGCCAGATTTCTGGTTTTCCATCCGGTTGCTCCTGAATTGCCCCGGCGCGGCGCCGGGAAACTTGAGTATTTCTGCGGTGTTCATGCTTCACTCTCCCAGCCGGCCTCTTTCAGGAATTCGCGATAGTTGTCCAGGATGGCGCGCGCATCAGCTGGTAGTTCAATGTCAGCCTGATCAGCGACTATCTGGAGAAACTGGCGCGCCTTTGCTGCGCTAAACTGCGGCAGCGCCGCGCTGCGGGTTAATTTCGATTTACCTGACGCTCTGGCCTTATCCATCTGGCGAACAGCTACAGAGGCCGCCTGGGGGCCGTGCTCGCGGGATAGTGCAACCGCGGTTGTTGGGGATACCTCGCCGGCACGCACCATGCTGATTAGCTCTTCTCCGCAGGTCAGCAAATGCAGGTGATAGTCGACGTCGGACAGAGAACGCTTAACCTTCTTCGCGATTTCGTCCGGCTCCCACCCCTGATTTCTCAAACGCTGATATGCAGTTGCGCGTTCCAGAGCAGTGAGAGGCTTGCCCTGGTTCCGGGTAACCATAAAGGCGATCCGGTCAGCTTCGTTCCCGACGAAGTCTTTGCACTCAAGACGGATGATGTCAGCACCTGCTTTCGTCGCCTCAATGGCGCCGTAATAGCGGTGGTGACCGTCGATAACCTTCACGCCCTTCTCGGTAACCTGGACGTCCAGCGGAGGCACCGACTCGCCGGCGATAAACGCATCGCGGAACTCAGCGACGTGATCCTGGTCGATTTCGCGGATATTCAGGCCGGGCTCGACGTACAGCTCTGACAAAGGAACGGTGTAAGTTTTGTTAACCACCGTTCCGGTGCCGTTTTTGTCTTTGTGCTTGTAAAGCTGGTAAAGTGAACTCATAATTATTCCTGTGAATTGATCCAGTTAATTCGCGTAGAAAGCCGTTAGTGTTCGCGCACTGCGGCTTTCGCCTTTCTGTTCCCACTCATGCTTCAAAGTCACCTTTCTCTCCCGTCCTGTTAGAAATCAGGATGGCCAGCAGTAGCGACATGTTCGGCAGCAGGCTTTCCCGCCAACGACTCACCGTCGACTTATTCACTCCGGCCACTTTGGCGATATTCGTGGTTCCCAGTTCAGCTATCTGGCTGTGTAACCAGCTTTCTATCCTGCGAGCCTCCACTTTGTTGCGTGTCGTTGAACTCTCCATTTGTGATACTTCCTCTGGTGTTGTTTGGAATGGCCGCTGGTTAGGCGGCCGGTGAATGCGCGCTCAGCAACTGAGCAAGGTCAGGCCTGATCTCTGCCGCCTTAATCTTGCCGTTGGTCGCAGACACGATTTTCATTACATAGCGAGCGTCAATTCCGCCGCCATGCAGCCAGCGCCAAACTGTCGGCTGCGCTACGCCACACAGATCGGCCAATTTTTTCTGACTGCCAGCGATATCAATTGCCTTCTGGATGGTTTTGTTCGTCATGTTCCAATTCCTATAAGTATTGGTGCAAAATGATAATAGCAATGCGTATTGGTTTTAGCAATAGCAAAACGTGTTTTGACCAGTAATACGCAAGCGTATAAATTTGAGATTATGAAAAAAGAAACTCTTGCAGATCGTTTAAACGAGGCCATGGCTTCGGCTGGAATGTCACAAGGGGCGCTTGCGAAGGCCTCAGGTATTGCTCAGCCAACCATTTGGCGCCTGGTGAGTGGAAACGCCAGGGGTTCAACAAAAATTGTCGAGATAGCTAATGCTTTGGGCGTCAGGTCTGAATGGTTATCAACCGGAAATGGAC